AATGTTAATATAACTGGAGGTACTATAAGTGGAGTTACATTATCAGCAGATTCGATAACATTAACACCAGGGCCCTATAATAATCTGCCGGCAAGTCCAACTGCAGGAACGCGCGCTTTTATTAATGATGCAGCGGCATCATCACCAGAACTAGGATGGGGAGATACTATAACTAGTGGTGGGGGGTCTACTACAGTTCCTGTTTGGTATGATGGATCAAATTGGCGAGTTGGGTAAGATATAAATCTTATAAATAGTCTATATGGCTATAGTAGATTCAAGACAAAAATTAATTGATTACGCACTTCGTAATCTTGGTGCACCTGTAATTGAAATTAATGTTGATGAAGATCAGATCGAAGATAGAATCGACGAGGCAATTCAATTTTATCAAGAATATCACTCTGACGGTGTAGTTCGAATTTATAGAAAACATCAGGTCGATTCAGATGATATCTCAAACAGATACATCTCATTACCCGAAAATTTTCTGTTTGTGAATCGGGTTCTTCCTTTTAGTTCTGCTCAAGATGGAACTGGTATGTTCTCTTTAGATTATCAGTTACATCTTCAAGATATTTACAACTTAAGACAGCCTGGTCTTGTTGTGAATTATGAAATGACTAAACAATATATGTCTCTTATTGAAAGAAACATTAATGGTATGCAGGAGCTCACGACTTTCTCTCGGCACCAGAATAGACTTTATATTGAAACAAAGTGGGGAGATTCTATCAAAGAAAATGACTATATTATTATCGAAGGTTACGAAACACTTGACCCCGACACATACAGAGATGTATATAATGACAGATTCTTAAAGAAATATGCCACGGCTCTTATTAAACGCCAGTGGGGGTTAAATCTAATTAAATTTGAAGGAATGCAGCTTCCTGGCGGAGTTACATTAAATGGTCGTCAGATCTATGATGATGCTGTACAAGATATTGAAAAGATTGAAGAAGATATGCAGCTTACATACGAAATGCCCGCTGACTTCTATGTAGGATAATGATATGCCAAGAAATCCATATTTTAGTTTAGGCGCGAAGTCTGAAAAAAGACTTTATGAAGATATAGTAATCGAAGGTCTTAAAATCTACGGGCATGATGTCTATTATCTTCCGCGGAAGATTATCAACGAGGATGGAATCTTCAATGAAGCAACACTGTCTGAATTTGGTCAGTCCTTTGTGGTTGAAGCCTATGTAGAAAACATAGATGGCTTTGAAGGAGAAGGAGATCTACTCTCTAAGTTTGGCTTAGAAATGAGAGATCAGGCAACTCTAGTAATTGCTAATAAGCGTTGGGAACAATTAGTAGGACGATTCTTAGATGATCCAACACAAGTAAGACCGAACGAAGGGGATTTGATTTACTTCCCAATGGTCAATACACTATTTGAAATTCATTATGTAGAAGAAGAAACGCCTTTCTATCAATTACAAAACCTTCCTGTCTTTAAGTTAAAGATCGAAGCGTTTGAATATGGCAATGAAGCAATTGATACTGGTATCGAAGCAATCGATAAGTTCGAAGAAAAGTTTGGTTCTCGTACTAGATTGTCTGTATCAAACATAAATGGTTCTTTCCTTGTCGGAGACGAAATAGAACAAACGATAAGTAATAGTCCGCAAATAACAGTAAAAGGTGAAATTGCTGAATTCGTAAATGATACAACTTGGGATATTGTTGGAATTAGTGCTTCTGATGGTTCAGATACAACTTTCACATTGGGAGATATTTCTAATCTAAGTATTATTCCGCCATCGACTGCTACAATCTCCAGTCCGGCATCTACTCATACGCCGATAGATGAAAATGATAGATCTGCTCAAAACGAAGACTTTGATTTAATAGGAGACAACTTTATCGATTTCAGCGAACTAAATCCATTTGGAGATGTTAGATTACCATAGTTATGTTATCAGGAACACATTTTTATAATCAAACAATTCGAAAAGCTGTTTCAGTTTTTGGAACATTATTTAATAATATTTCTATTAAACGTCATAATAGTGTATCGGAACGAGTGCCGATTGCATATGGACCTCGTCAGAAATTTTTAGATAGAATTGAACAAGGTTCGCGAACGGACGAGACAGTCGCAATCAAAGTACCAAGAATGGCATTTAATATTACTGACATTGCATATGATTCGACAATTAAATTAAATAAGTTAAATAAAAAGTTTACTGGAGAAGAAGATACCAATAAAAGCTTTATTCATCAAAGTGTGCCATATATTTTAAGTATGGAATTAAATATCTTGAGTAAAACTCAAGATGAAGCACTTCAAATTTTAGAACAGATTCTTCCTACATTCTCGCCTGAGTTTACAGTTGCTATCGTTGATATGGAAGGAGAAGGACATAGTGTTGATGTTCCAATTACATTGTCTGATGTATCTATACAAGATGACTACGAAGGCGATTTCGAATCACGAAGAACAATTATCTATACCTTAAACTTCACTATGAAAATCCGTTTCGTTGGTTCTACGAAATCCGGTTCTGTCATATACAGAGTTGATTCTAAGATACATGACAATTCAAGAGACGATAAAACAATTGAGAGTACACCAATTGAATCAGTTCGAACGGAAGCCAGCGGATCCCCTATCGAAATCACTGATACATTTGGATTTGATAACTCTCCATAGTATATTATGAATAAAACAAAAGATGATATTTTAACAGCGCTTGAAACAAACCTTCCCCAACAATTACAACAAATAAAAACTGAGGTAGCTCAGACAGAGATTGTTGCTGATACAGAGGAAGATTATGTTTATACTCGTAAAAAGATAAAAGAGTTAATCGATAAAGCAGAAGAATCGATCGATAATATGATGGCTCTTGCAAGTGAGACAGAACATCCCCGTGCATTTGAAGTTCTTGGACAAATGTTTAAGACTACTACTGATATGATGGATCAATTAATCACTCTTCAAAAGAAGAGAAAAGAACTCACACAAGCTGAAGAGCAGAAAGCCGGAGGTGGTGGTAATACTACAAATAATGCGATCTTTGTTGGTTCGACTACAGAACTACAAAAGTTTTTGAGCAAACAGAATGACGCTGGTTAATGAACAGAAAGGATATCTTGGTAATCCATTAGTTAAGAGAGATGGTATTCAAGATAGTTTTACTCAAGAAGAAGTTTCTGAGTATATGAAGTGTATGAAGGACCCGATTTATTTCGCGTCTACTTATGTTAAGGTTATCTCGTTGGATAAAGGATTAGTACCGTATAAGCCTTACGAGTATCAAGAAAAGATGTTCAAACACTTCAATGAGAATCGATTCTCTATTGTTCTCGCTTGTCGTCAGTCTGGTAAATCGATTTCATCTGTCATTTATATTCTGTGGTATGCAATCTTTCACCCCGAAAAGACTATTGCGATTCTAGCCAATAAAGGTTCAACCGCAAGAGAGATGTTGGCTCGTGTAACTCTTGCACTTGAGAATCTTCCATTCTTTCTTCAGCCTGGGTGTAAAGCGTTAAATAAGGGTAATATAACATTTGGGAACAACACAAAGATTATAGCATCTGCGACATCAGGTTCATCAATTCGTGGTTTAACGGTTAATCTTCTCTTTCTCGACGAGTTTGCTTTCGTTGAAAATGCTGCTGAATTCTACACATCAACCTATCCTGTTGTCTCTGCGGGTAAAGAAACAAAAGTTATTATCACATCTACCGCTAATGGTGTTGGAAATACTTTTCATAAATTATATGAAGGCGCGGTTCAAAATAGGAACGAATATAAAGCATTTAGAGTTGATTGGTGGGATGTGCCCGGTCGAGATGAAGAATGGAAGAAACAGACTGTAGCAAATACATCAGAACTTCAATTTGAGCAGGAGTTCGGAAATAACTTTCATGGTCGAGGCAATACACTTATCAGTGGAGATACTATCCTAAATCTTAAAGCCGAGAATCCAATAGAATTTAAAAATGACATATCGTATTATGAACAACCGAAAGAGGGATGTTTATATGTTATGACAGTTGATGTATCGAAGGGAAGAGGCCAAGACTATTCAACATTTAGCGTATTTAAAGTTGAAAAGGATAAATTTAAACAAGTGTGTACCTTCAGAGATAATATGATATCACCATTGGTTTTTCCAGATATTATTGTAAGAGTTGCAAGGTTATATAATGAAGCTATAGTAGTCATAGAAAATAATGATGCAGGAGTTATTGTTTGTAATGCTGTCTATTATGACTACGAATATGAAAATACATTTGTTCAATCTGCGGTGAAAGCTGGAGGAATCGGTGTCACTATGTCAAAGAAGATTAAGAGAATCGGATGTTCTAACCTAAAGGATTTATTAGAGCAAAAGAAATTAGATATAGTCGATGCAGAAACTATCTTTGAAATCGCAACCTTTGAATCAAAGGGTTCATCATATGAAGCTGCGATTGGATCACACGATGACTTAGTTATGAATTTAGTGATGTTTTCTTGGTTTGTATCGTCTGATGCGTTCTCTAATGTACTTGATATGGATTTGAAGGCAATGCTATACGAAGACAGAGTAAGAGAAATTGAGGATGAGTTGTTTCCTTTTGGATTTAAATCTTCAGAGAAATCTTCAGATTTTTTAGATAGGCATAATGATCTTGTTGAACAGCAGAAAGACTGGATGAGTTTTTGAAATATGCATATTTATAAATAGAAGTATTGAATAACATCTTATTATGCTACTTATCATTCAACTAAAATAACTGAAAGGAAAAACATGGGTTTTCAAGTATCACCTGGAGTCGAGGTTAAAGAAATCGACTTGACTAATGTAATACCTGCGGTATCTACCTCTATTGGTGGTTATTCTGGGTATTTTCGTTGGGGTCCTGTAGGCGAAATTGGGCTTGTAAGTTCTGAAAAAGAACTCGCAGCTAAATATGGCACACCGGACGCCGCAAATGCACAATCTTTCTTAACTGCTGCTTCATTCTTGAAGTATGGCAATGCACTAAAGGTTGTTAGAGCAAATAATACTTCTCAATTGAATGCTGTTGCAGGTACACACGAAATACCGCTCGGCGGTATCGAAGGAGTAGGCATTTCATCTCAACCGGCTGATTTTGTTGGTGTAACTGGATTAGAAACACTTTCTATTGTAGAAACTGACGGCGAGGGTGCAGGCGCAACAATCGAACCAAGATATGGT